ATCTTGCAAGGCTACTATCACCTGGCTTTTGTAGACATAGTAAAACATACTCACCTTGTGTGCGCCAGGGTTTGATTTCGATGTTTTGTTCTTGTTGTATTTGTAACCAACGATCGCTTGGTGAATTTTCGTTGCAATAAATTGCTTCGTCACGTAGATAACTGTACCAACTATATCTGTGATATGCGTTTGGTGCAGGTGGATGCACCATGTTACGTCTAAACACAGCACTTTCAGCAACTATCCAGGGCTTGCCAGTTTGGATAATGTAGTTGTACATGGGCTGGTGTTTTTTCTTTTTACTGCCAACAATGTTGGTTTGTACAAGTACATCGGCTTCTTCGAGTAAATGGCGTTGATTATGGTAACTGTAGGTATGCCATGTGGAATGAAGAGGATGATAGGTCCACAGCAATTCTTTTACTGCGTAAACTTTAGGATTTGCCAACTTCTTCCTGCCATTGTTCACGGTCTAACTGCAAATACCAGGCTCTGCGTGGCTTGCCCAAGCCACGTGGAAGCCACATGTATTTTTTTAGACACAGTGGACAATGTGGTGGAGGACTTTTACTTGCTACATTGAACTTGATAAAGATACGTTTGAAGTGTTTAAAAGCATCGTCAACAAAGTACAACCAATCCTCTTCTGATGTAAACTGTCTATCAAACTCTGTGCGTGTAGCAATAAACAAATCATAGTTGCCTATTTGCATTGGTTTTTGCGGTTCTATCTTAAGATAATGTCTACGCATACCAATAATATCACAACACTGTTTAAATATTGGCCCTGTGGTTTCTTCATCAATATCAGTGCCTTCAACGTGGATACCTTTTTGTTGTAGCACATAACCAAGTACACCAACACCTGTGCCTACATCTAGTGCGGTACCTATACCGTCAATATTTACAGTATCTGCAACGTAGTTTTTCTCTAGCCAATGATGATCCCAGTGGCGAATATATTTTACACCTCTTTCAAACTTATCTTTGCCTTGAATAATACCAAAAAGTTTGTTTTTATATTGTTCAGGCGTCATACGCTAATATCTTCCATGCCGGCAGTTCTAAGACGCACAATGTGTCCCATCTGCCATTGCTTGGTATCCAATCCCTTCATGATACCCAGCCACTTATTTCTAAGCAATGCTACTTCATTAATAATGGTTTCAAAGTCAATAACTTCATCTTCTCCGTCCACATACTTTTCAGCGTCTCTGCTGGTAAGTGCTCGGGCATAGTTTTCAAGATACTTTTGGAAATGCTTTCTGCGTATTTTGCGCAGTTGAATGTTGAGATAGTTGAGCACCGCTTCAATCTCTTGTAGTTGATTAAAACGGTGCTCAGTTATACCTGGAAGATCACGAATGTTACGTTCAACAACACCGCCAACCCTACACTCACTTTTAGCACCTTGCAGTTCTGCTTCATAATGTGCAATAAAGTCAGGAATGTTGCCGAGGCTATTTGTAACCCGTGAGTACCACATTAATATTCATCATCATCATGATAATCATCTAGCTCTTCAAGTTCATCATCATTGATGTACTCTGCGATGCTGTTGATGATATTTTTATCAAACTTAAATGCTTCAGCAATATCGTCAGCGTCAAAGTGTTCCATTAGCACTGTTGATACTGCTTCTGCGGCTTCTTTTTTATCAAATGAGTCGTGAATAAACCTGCGAGATTCTTTCCACATTTGTACAGCAAGATCGATAGACATTTTTACTCCTCTGTTTGTTGTTCTTCTACAATGTCAACATCTGTAGTGTCTGTACTTACCTCATCTTCTATTTCTTTAAAACTGAGCATTAGTTTATCCAAGCACCCGTCTTCGTTTGATTCCCATGCTTTGCGGAACTGTAAGATCTGCTCACCTGACTTGGATTCGAACATCAAGCGATTGCCGCTTTTAACCAACAGGCCTTTTTTCTCAGCCATGTCCACGAGTCCACTATACGGATTCATACCTGTTTCATATGGAATCTTAACCTGCACGCCTTCAAACGGCTTTGCATATCGTGTTTTCATAACTTTACAGCCTGCACGAATACCACGCACGTCTGAGATTTTGTTACCTAACTCATCTTCTTTGAGCTTCATCTTCTTCATTGCAATCACAATACTTGATGCATAGATAAAGCCTTGTCCGCCTGAGATCTTGTCATCTGGATCAAACATATCTTGGCTTGCGTATGTGTGGTTAGTACATACCATGCCAACGTTGTAACTGCCAAACATGTTTACACAGTTACGCACCAATGCTGTAAGTGCTTTAGGCTTACGACCTAGGTCACCTTTCATATCACCCTTGCTGAACTGATCAACGTCAGTAGGTGTCAACAGCATGCCCAAACTATCAATGATAAACAATACCTTAGGACGCTCTCCATCGGGTAACGCTTTGTAGTCGCTCATGAATGTTGAAATAGTTTTTGCAACATCATCGATCATACTCATGCTAAGTTTTAGCAGTTTATCTTCACTGGTATCCACACCTAGTGCTAAAAGCCATTGCTCATCCAATGCGTTTTCGCTGTCGACCATCACAACAAAAATGCCTTGCTCTTGAGCACTTTTAGCAATGTTACCTGATACAAAGTAACTCTTACCTGCGCCTGATTCTCCGGCAAACACTGTAACCTTGCCCAGTGGAACACCTTTGTGGAAGTCTCCTGAGATAAGATAGTTGAGTGCATAGTTTCCTGTGCTGATCCAATCAGTGGGATCATTGAACCCAATGCTGAGTCCGTCAATGCTTTTTGTAATTTCCTTGCGGAACTTGCTTACGTCAAATGGTTTTGCCATATATAATCTCCAATAAGTTTGTGTTCTTCGGTGTTCGGGTGCTTTAGTGGATCTGTAAAACTACAACCAACCAATAAATGTTTCAACTAAATTTTTTCCTATATGCACTTAATATATAATACTATGTATTCATTATTATGTCTAGATTATAAGATATGGTTTTTTTCAAAAAAAATCTAAGACTAAATTGGTTTATATCCATATACCTCTATACATTCTTGCTGAATATGTTTTGGTAATTTTACAAAATCTTCTTCTTTATTACAATCAGGCCATGTTGGATCTTTAACCTGATCATAAAAATTTATCCATTGGGTGTCTGATGTAGACAGTTTAGTTTGCAAACCGTGTTCAATGCTCGAATACATACATTCGTTGTGCGGCACAACTAACCACACTCGATCTTTGCGAAAGTTAATCAAGTAGTTGTTGTATAACTCATACTCGCTCATAAAAACTGTAAGTTCCGGACTAGATGCTCTGAAATCATCAAAAACAATGTTGCAGATAGTTTGTAAAAAAGTGTTTTTAAATTTGTTTTTAATATCACGACGTAAATCGCAAAGCAAATCACTTGCAAAAATACTTGCTTCAGAAAGATAACCTCTGTTAGGACAAATTCCTAAGAGCTCGTATACAAATACTTCACTATCATCGCCGCCTGGCCGATCCATTGAATATACCTTGCACTTGTCTTCTGAACACCATTTGAGTTTTTGTTTAAAACGTACTTCAACATCGCACACTAGAATGTTTCCTGCAAAAAAATAATCAAGATGTAGTTTTATAATTTGCTGTTTTACCCAGTTGTGTTTATACAAGTTACCCTTGAATTCAAAGTCTGGATCAATTTTTGCCCATATGTCTTTATCCAATAAAAGTTTGTGTTCTGTTTGTATTTGGGCATTAGATACCACAGTGATACTTAAAATATTATCCTGTATATTATCCTTTGCTGATGCAATACAATCATGTAAAAAATGCTGGTAATCAATAGCACAAAAAACAACAAGATGAATTCCATTCATAGGTAAAAAAGGGCAGGGGATACCTGCCCATTACTTTTTACGATTGTTGTTGACGGCTACGAATCATCGCTAGGATGTCTTCAGCCTTTTGATTGCCTGCTGGTGCCTCAGTTTGTACTGGTGCTTCAGCAACAGGGGCTGACTCAGCGGCCGACTCTGCCACAGGGGGAATTGGTGCAGGAGTCGGCGTTGGAGTTGCTTCCGCTACAGGAGTGCTTGCTGGTCCAGAGCCATTAATTGGAGCAGTTACAGGAGCACTAAAGCCTGCTGGACGGAAGTAAGATCCCCAACGTTCTGGGTCATAAGGTTGCCCGTCTACACTGGCTTCGAACATTTCTTGCATGATCTTCAGCTCTTCTTCACTTGGACGCTTAGGAAGGAAATCGTTCAAGTTGAACAAGCCGTGATCGGCTACTGCTTGAAGTTCTTCTGTAGTCAGTGCAGTTTCTTTACGGGCCCACTTACTGGTTGAGTAGTCTGCATATCCGCCTTTTTGCGTTTTTGCAATACGGAAATCAAGACCACGTTCATAATCTGTTGGTAGTTCTTCTGTTTCGGGATCCATTAGTACAGCCTTAATGATCTGAAAGATCTGAGGGCCAATAATAAATCTACGAATTGGATTGGCTGGATTATTGTCATCCGCGATTGGATTGTCGCGAACAAAGCCTTGCATAATATAGCTACGCTTTTTCCAATACTTACGACCCATATCTTCTAGACTTGGATCTTTAAACCATGTGCGTACTTCTGCAAGGATATTGCATGAGTCTCCCCACATTTCAACACAAGGTACTTGTACCAGTGTATTACGGGAGTCCATTTCACCTTTGATGCCAGCAAATGGTAGTTTAATCATAGCACGTTCTACCCAAAAGAACGTGTTGTTGTTATCCCCATCAGGAAGGAAGCGTAAGGTTGCTGAGTCTCCTTCGTTCATGTTCCAATGTGGGTAAATTGCGTTGTCGCCGCCTTGACCTGAAGTGCCTTGTTTGCTCTCTGCGGCTGAGAGACGAGCACGAATTTCTGCTAAACTTGCCATAATAGTTTTTCCTTTGCCTATGTTTGCCTACGATGAGCAACTACTCATCTGTGTTTGCCTAAATGCATAACACTGCGTACAGTATATGCAATGTTATTTAGTTCGTCAATGCAAAACGGTTAAATTATGCTCTCAAAATAGTATTAATGTTTTGCTGAATATGTTTTGGTATATCAATCCAGGTGAGATCAAGATCTTTATCAGTCCCAAAAAAAGTATGAAAATTTTCTCCAAATGGGTAATGCTCATACACACAAGTTTGTTTAAGAATTTTTATTTTAAAAACCTCTAAGAGATCCCACTCTGTCATGCTCATGTTGTCATCGTTGCCAAGACCTAGTATGCGTAAGCTTTTCATTAATGACCAGTGATTTGTATTGAACTCGCTCTTACATACAGCATTGCTGTGTAACTTTAACTCTTGCAACACGTTTCGTAATATCCATCTATATGGTACATGATGTGTAAAAATATTGCGACCATTAACTTCAAGATATATGTCATCATGTTGTAGTATATGCCTGATATAGTTGCAATTTTGATTATAAATTTGACGATTATGTTTAGGTACAAAGTGATAGGGTATGGTGTTACACTCTATTAATTTTGTAGCATACACATCTCCGTCTGTTACATACCATGTGTCTCCAGGTAAAAATTTATCAATATTGAGCTTAACTAATTGTTGACGCAACCAACCATCCCAAATTGGGCCAAATCCAAAGTCGCTGAACTTAACAAACTCTAACTCAACTGGCAAGTCATTGTAGTAATCACGCACATGTTCAATATAATCGCCTTGCCAGTGAGTGAATTGATCGCCTAAATCGTCAACGAATACATAAAAAGGAACCTGCCAACTGGTAAGATTGTGCAGGTTCTTTATTGTTAACAGTGTTGATACGCAATGCCCTGGATATGTAATTACCGCAACAGCGTCAGGGGTCATCTGGCCAACTTGAGAATTGTTTCTAGTTCGTCTTCTAACATTGGATCACGTTGCGCTTTTAGTGCTTGTTTTCCTGTATCAATGTCAACTATTTCTTCAATATCATGTTTTCCACCACAGTGTTTACACTCAGGGCCGCATCCGCAGGTGCCGTCTTTGTTAATTTTGTTGTTACAACAACTACAGATTTCACCTTCCTTTGCTTCTTCCATCGAAGGCGCATTGTAATC